AATACGTATATATAGAACAGTACAGTTCCTAACTACAAATTAAATACAACTATTAGGAACAAATAGTTTTAATATAAGAAAAGAACCAAAAAACCCAACTAGGTTAAGTCTATATAGATGGATAACGACACAGGCTCGTCTAGAGACGACAAACGTTCAGGTAATCCTGTTGGTCGCCCTAAAAGATCTTCTGTTTCCTCCAAGAAAAAAAGGGGCAGAGGGGCTGTAGGTAGACCTAAAGGTGACGCTGCAATCATAAATGAGTACAAGGCAAGGATGTTGAACTCTCCTCGTTCTCGTGCCGTGATGGATGCTATCTTTGATGCAGCATTAGACCCAGACCACAAGAATCAAGCAGCAGCGTGGAAGTTAGTTATGGATCGTATTCTTCCTGTTGCTGCATTTGAAAAGGAGATCGTTAAAGATGGAGGCAGAAGTGCAATCCAGATTAACATCACTGGCGTTGGAACTACAACTATTTCTGATGGCAGTGAAGAGAGCCAGCCTATCGAAGGTGAACTTGCTGATTGACGAAGCTGAAGACCAATCTGCCTTATTCTTTGAGTACTTGAGGGACAAAACTTCTTGAGACACTTCACCGTAGCTGAGTTCAACTGTCAACACACAGGCGAAAACAACATGGAACCAGAGTTCATGGAATTAGTAGATGAACTTAGGGATCGGTGTGGTTTTCCTTTTGTTATCACCAGCGGCTTTAGAAGCCCTACCCACCCCATAGAAGCCAAGAAAGATGTACCGGGAACCCATTCGCAAGGAATAGCGGCAGACATAAAAATAACTAACTCTGCTCAGCGGTACACAATAATAAGAGAGGCGCTTCAGTTGGGTTTTACGGGTATAGGCGTCGCTGGTGACTTTATTCACGTAGACACACGGGGTTCTGCTCCTGTGATTTGGACTTACTGATGCTGTACACAAGACACAAAACCCTTACAGATAATACAGAGCAATCAATACTAACAATTCCTAGTGGACACGTAGCCCACGTAAAGTACGTTTTTATTGCTAACCACGGAGGTTCTACGAACCAAATAGACCTCTTCTGGGAGACAGGTGGAGTGCCTGATGTTTACATTTTTGACGGTACTTCCCTTGGCGCTGGAAACAAAGAAATACTAGGGGACTCTGGTTCTGGTGTAGTTTTTGTTTTATCTGAAAACGAAACATTAAAAGCACAAGCCAGTTCAGCAACAGGAAGCGTAGAAGTTGTTGTAACTATAGACTTGTTACCACAGCCTCCTGTATTTGTAAACTTTAACGGTGCGTGAAAACAATGATTACTTTTCTGGGTGCTGATTGGTGTCCTGCGTGTAGAAGAACCAAACAAACCCTAAAAGATTTAAACATAGAACATAACTATGTACATATCCCTCCGGGTCAAGCTGGTTGGGACTTAGTGGAAACGATGACAGGGAAGCGATCTATACCACAAATATTCTACCACTTTGGTGGATCAAAAGAGTTTAATAGCGCATTAACTTCTTTAAATCTCATAGGAGAAAACAACCAGTGAAATATCTTGCAGCCTTTTTGTTTCTTTTCTCATCTTTGTCTTTTAGTCAAACTGTAATCAACTACGATGACGGTTCTACTTATACGTTAGAAGACAACGAACACATTTTTGTAACAACACACAACGTCTACTCTAAAACCACTTACAAAAAAGGTGGTGTTTATTTTAAACCAGTAGACGTAAACAAAAAACGTGACTTTGTTCCTTCTGAAACTGATGGTATGGAGCCGGGTTCTGACGAATGGTGTGAAGTCTACGTACCGTACACTAACGGCTACACTTTTGACGATCAACTATGGGAACGAGCCTGTAAAGATTGACAGATCTAAACGTACAACTGTTGCCGTGGCAGCAGGAAGTCTACTCTGATCCTACTAGGTTCAAGGTAGTAGCCGCTGGGCGAAGGACAGGGAAGTCTCGCCTAGCTGCTTGGATGTTGATTATCAACGCCCTACAGTCCGACAAAGGACACGTTTTTTACGTTGCGCCCACCCAAGGGCAAGCCCGTGACATTATGTGGCAAACCCTGTTGGAGCTAGGACACCCTGTTATATCTGGAAGTCACATCAACAATCTCCAGATCAGGCTGGTCAACGGGGCCACGATTACTCTCAAGGGAGCCGACAGGCCAGAGACAATGCGTGGTGTGTCCTTGAAGTTTCTCGTGATGGACGAATACGCAGACATGAAACCTGAAGTCTGGGAACAAATACTCCGTCCAGCACTAGCTGACCAAAAAGGATCAGCAATGTTCATAGGTACGCCTATGGGCAGAAATCATTTTTACGAGTTGTTTAAACACGCAGAGCTAGGTGACGATGAGACTTACAGGGGCTGGCATTTCACCAGCTACGATAATCCAATCTTGGACCCAAACGAAATCGACATGGCAAAGAAATCAATGTCGAGTTACGCCTTTAGACAAGAGTTCATGGCCTCGTTTGAAGCCAGAGGCTCAGAGATGTTCAAAGAAGATTGGATTAAGTTTGGAGAAGAACCAGAAGACGGTGACTACTACATAGCTATTGACTTGGCTGGTTTTGAAGAAGTAAACAAGAAACGAACAAAGAACACTAAACTTGATGAAACCGCAATCGTTGTTGTTAAAGCTGGTCCTAGTGGTTGGTACGTTGATAACATTATACATGGGCGGTGGAGCTTTGATGAGACTGCCACCAAGATATTTCAGGCCGTTAGAGACTACAAACCCGTTAGCGTTGGTATTGAAAAAGGAGTCTTGCGACAGGCAATAATGAGTCCTTTAACAAACCTTATGAAACAATACGGAAGGTTTTTTAGAGTAGAAGAACTGTCTCACGGTAACAAGAAAAAAACTGACAGAGTAATGTACGCACTACAAGGAAGATTTGAAAACGCTCAAGTAACATTAAACAAAGGAGCGTGGAACAATAAATTTTTAGATCAACTGTTTCAGTTTCCAGATCCTCTTACTCATGATGATTTAGTTGATGCACTAGCGTACATAGATCAACTAGCTAAAGTTGCATATCATTATGACTTTGAAATTGACGATCATCAAATATTAGATGTAATAGCAGGATACTAATATGGCAGAAGAACTATTTAGCCCAGATCCTTTAATGATGGAGGAGTCTCTGGAAGAGTGGGTAATGACCAAGTGTGAAAACTGGCGTGACCACTATGAATCAAACTACGAACAACGGTTTGAAGAATACTACCGATTGTGGCGAGGACAATGGGATCCTGCTGATTCAGAACGATCATCAGAAAGATCACGTATTATTTCTCCTGCGCTTCAGCAGGCTGTAGAGTCTAACGTAGCAGAACTAGAAGAAGCTACGTTTGGTAGAGGTAAGTGGTTTGATATATCAGACGATACTAACGATCCCAACAAACAAGACATCCTGTACCTTCGTAAAAAACTTACAGAAGATTTTGAAGCCTGTAAGGTTCGTAAAGCTGTGGCTGAATGTCTTATTAATGCTGCTGTCTTTGGTACAGGCATTGGTGAAATTACTCTTGAAGAAATTAAAGAAATGGCTCCCGCTACAGAGCCAATCATGGATGGACAACTACAAGCAGTAGGCGTATCTATTACTGATCGTGTGGTTGTAAAACTAAAACCTGTATTGCCTCAGAACTTTCTTATTGATCCTGTAGCTACGTCTATTGAGGACGCTATGGGTGTTGCTGTAGACGAGTTTGTGTCTAAGCACAGCGTAGAACTACTACAAGAACAAGGAGTGTACAGAGAGGCATACATTGAATCTGCTGCGCCCGACAGCGACCTAGAGCCTGACCAAGACCTCACGCTGTACAACGACGACAAGGTACGACTCACTAAGTACTATGGACTAGTACCAAAAGAATTACTTGAGTCTGAAGGCGTAGACGTAGAAGAAGATTCTAAGTACGTTGAGGCTATAGTAGTAGTAGCTAATGGTGGTACGCTTCTTAAAGCTGAAGCTAATCCTTATATGATGCAGGATCGTCCTGTTGTTGCGTTCCCTTGGGATGTAGTACCCGGACGTTTCTGGGGCAGGGGAGTATGCGAAAAAGGATACAACAGCCAAAAAGCTCTTGATACAGAACTACGTGCACGTATTGATGCGTTGTCACTTACTATTCATCCTATGATGGCGATTGACGCTACTAGATTACCTAGAGGCGCTAAACCAGAAATTCGCCCCGGCAAGATGATACTAACTAATGGAGATCCCCGTGAAGTACTTCAACCTTTTAACTTTGGGCAAGTGGGGCAAATTACTTTTGCACAAGCTGCTAGCCTTCAACAAATGGTGCAACAAGCGACTGGAGCCGTGGATTCCGCAGGCATTGCAGGGCAAGTTAATGGCGAAGCAACCGCTGCTGGTATTAGTATGTCTCTTGGTGCTATTATTAAGCGTCATAAACGTACTCTTATAAACTTCCAACAGTCTTTCTTACTTCCCTTTGTAACTAAAGCTGCACATAGATATATGCAGTTTGACCCTGAGAACTACCCAGTAGCTGACTACAAGTTTAACGCTACGAGTACTCTTGGTATCATTGCTCGTGAGTACGAAGTTACGCAGTTGGTGCAACTCTTGCAAACCATGAAGCAAGACAGCCCACTGTACCCTGTGTTGATCCAGAGCATTATCGACAACATGAACCTCAGTAACCGTGAGGAGCTTATTGCAACTATGCAACAGGCTTCACAGCCTAACCCACAGGCACAGCAAATGGCTATGCAGGCACAACAAGCACAACTTGAGTTCCAGCAAAGTCAAACTGCTGCGCTGGCTGCACAAGCTGCTGAGTCTCAAGCTAGAGCGGCTAAGTACGCTATGGAAACTCAACTTGCTCCTGAAGAACTGCAAATTGAAAAGATTGAAGCTATTACTCGTAACCTTAAAGAAGGTGATCAAGAAGACAAAGAGTTTGAACGCAGACTTAAAGTTGCTGACAGGCTCTTAAAAGAAAACCAACTAAAGGGTAAATCTACCAATGATAATGACACAAACCGAAATGAACAACTTCCTCAAACAGATCAACGAGGCGTTCAAGGACCAGTTCGACAAATTGGAGCAACTCCAAGTCCGTTTAGACAATTTGGAGGAGAAGGTTAATGCCACAGAAAAAGGATTCAAGACTAGCAAGAGCGGGAGTAAGCGGGTACAACAAACCGAAGAGGACGCCTAGTCACCCTAAGAAGTCCCACGTAGTTGTGGCTAAAGAAGGTGACAAAGTTAAAACTATTCGGTTTGGTGAGCAAGGAGCCAAGACTGCTGGTAAACCTAAAGCGGGTGAAGGCGACAGAATGAAAAAGAAACGTGCTTCTTTTAAGGCTCGTCATGCTAAAAATATAGCTAAAGGTAAAATGTCTGCGGCTTATTGGGCTGATAAAGTAAAATGGTAAGGAGATAACTATGCCAAAAGTAGGTGGAAAACATTACGCATATACCCCAGCAGGAAAGAAAGCAGCAGCAAAAGCTAAAGCTGCAATGAAGAAAAAAAAGTCAAAAGGTAAATAACAATGCCTAGAGGACTATACAGCAATATCCACGCTAAGCGTAAAAGAATTGCCGCAGGCTCTGGTGAAACCATGCGTAAACCCGGATCTAAAGGCGCTCCTACCGCTAAAGCATTTAAAAAAGCAGCTAAAACTGCCAAAAAAAGGTCTTGACAAAAGACCTAAAATATGGTATAATAGGAGTTATAGAGATAACCACATGGCCTCAATAGATCAAGAAACAGAACAATATTATAACAAGTACTTTGACCTGTTTAGAACCCCCGGTTGGAAGCAGTTAATCGAAGAACTAAAACAAAATGCTCTCGTAATTAACAGCGTAGAAGCAACCAAAGATCAGAATGATTTGTATGTACGTAAAGGACAACTCAACGTACTTGCTTATATTCTTAACTTTGAAACTACTACTAATAATAACTACGAAGAGTTAACTAGCGATGATTAAGGTATTTGATTTTCGCTGTACTAACGGACATATCTTTGAAGAATTTGTAGAAGGGAATACCACATCCAGTAGGTGCGGATGCGGAGCCAACGCTACAAAAATCGTATCAGCAACTCAACACATACTCGAAGGGTCTTCTGGGGACTTTCCCGGTAGACACATGAAGTGGGTACGTGAACATGAGAACGCTGGGCGATCTAGTCGGGAATCCTAGTCTTAGGGCATCTCCCATTTTAATCCTCCATAACCTTAATAATAATAGGCGGGGTAAGTTTATATTATGTCACGAGCACAATTACTTGATGAGCGTCCTGAAGAAGAACCCATCGAAACAACTGAAGAGCTAACTAATAACTCTATTGAGAATCCTGAAGAGGAACAACCTCAAGAACCAGAGTTTGATCTTCCTGAAAAGTACCGTGGTAAGTCTGTCGAAGAACTTGTACAGATGCACCAAGAGCTAGAGAAATTCTCTGGCAAACAGAGTACGGAAGTTGGTGAGCTACGAAAGTTAGTTGATGAACATATTCAGACACAACTCTCAACACAACAAGCACCTCAACAACAGCAACAAGAAGACGATGACGTAGACTTCTTTGTAGATCCACAATCTGCTGTTAACCGAGCTATATCTAATCACCCTAAGATTAAAGAAGCAGAAGCCTACACACAACAGGCTAAACAACAGGCTACTCTTTCACAGTTGAAATCTAATCATCCTGATATGGAGAGTATACTACAAGATCCTAAGTTTGCTGAATGGATCAAAGGGTCAAAAGTTAGAACACAGTTGTTTGTTCAAGCAGACCAAGGGTACGACTACGATGCTGCACACGAATTGTTTTCTCTCTGGAAAGAAAGAACACAAGCCGTACAACAAACTGCAAACGCAGAGAAAGCAGCCCGTCAGAGTACACTAAAGTCTGCAAGCACAGGCAACGCTCGTGGAACATCAGAAGGATCGCGTAAGAAAATTTATCGTCGTGCTGACTTAATAAAACTTATGCAAACAGACCCTGATCGCTACATGGCGCTACAGCCTGAAATAATGGCAGCGTATGCAGAAAAGAGGGTCAAATAGCCTAACCTTTAAGGAGAATTAAAATGGCTGGTGAAACCTCTGGTGCATTTTTTACAGCTAACGCTGTAGTAGACAAAACCGCTGCGGGTACTTTTATCCCCGAAATCTGGTCGGATGAGATCATCGCAGCATATCAAAAGAACCTGAAGATGGCTCCCCTTGTCAAGCGTCTGTCAATGACCGGCAAGAAGGGTGACGTTATTCACATTCCTAAGCCTATCCGTGGCTCTGCATCTGCTAAGGCAGAAGCTGTTGCGGTAACTATTCAGGCTAACCTTGAGTCAGAGTTGACTGTCACTGTTGACCGTCACTTTGAGTACTCTCGTCTGATTGAGGACATCGTAGAAGTACAAGCTCTGTCTTCTCTGCGACAGTTCTACACTGAAGACGCTGGCTACCAACTGGCTCTGCAAGTTGACACTGACCTGATTAACGCCGCTACTGGCTTTGGTAACGGTACTCGTACTGCTACTCCTGCCAACACTGGCGCTAACTGGGTAAACAGCAACAGCTACTACTTCAATGCCGCTCTTGGCCTTGCTACGTATGCTGTTGACACTGTTACTACTGGTGACAACTTTACTGACCTTGGCTTCCGTGAAGCTATCAAGCTGATGGACGATGCTGACGTACCTATGGACGGACGAGTTCTCGTAATTCCTCCTGCTGTTCGTAAGTCAATCATGGGCATTGATCGTTACGTGTCTTCTGACTTCGTTGGAGGCCGTGGCGTTGAGTCAGGTCTGATTGGCAACCTGTACGGTGTAGACATCTACGTGTCTAGCAACGCTCCTGTACTGGAAGTTGCCGCTCAAAACACTGCTTCTACCGCTGATACTCGTGGTTGCTTGTTCTTCCACAAGGATGCTTTGGTAATGGCAGAGCAACTGGCTGTACGTTCTCAGACACAGTACAAGCAGGAATACCTGTCTACGCTGTTTACGTCTGACACGCTGTACGGTGTTGAGACTTACCGTCCCGAAGCAGGATTCATCCTCGCTGTTTGCGACGAGTAAGCTACTCTCTCTGGGGGTCTTCATGGCCCCCTTTTACTTAAACGTCTTGATGACAGGGCGGTTAACTAAAAGATACTACGGATAGGGAAGCCTTATGTCCAACTACACAAAGTCAACAAACTTTACTGCTAAGGACTCTTTGCCTACAGGTGACACTAACAAGGTTATCCGTGGCTCAGAGTTCGACACAGAATTTAATGCAATACAAACTGCTGTAGGAACCAAAGCAGACTTAGCTGGTCCTACGTTTACTGGTACTGCTACCTTTGCTAATCTAACAGGCACAGGTACGATTAACTTTACTGGTGCTACAATTTCTAGTCTAGGTACTGTAACTACTGCTGATATCAACGGTGGTACTATTGACGGTGTAACCATTGGTAGTTCATCGGCTGGCGCTGGTACGTTCAGTTCTCTGACAGCAACAACAGCAGACATCAACGGCGGTACTGTAGACGGAGTTACCATTGGTGGCTCTAGTGCTGGTGCTGGCACGTTTAGTTCACTTACTGCTACGACAGCAGACATCAACGCAGGAACCGTAGACAACACTGTAATCGGTGGGACTACTCCTGCGGCTGGTACATTTAGTTCTCTTACAGCGACCACAGCCAACATTGACGGTGGTTCTATTGATGGTGCTGTGATTGGTGGGTCTACTCCTGCCGCTGTCTCTGGTACTACAGGTACGTTCTCAGGCGCTGTTTCAGGCACTACGGGTACGTTCTCTGGCGCTGTCACAGGTTCTAACCTCAACGTATCTAACTGGGATACAGCGTTTGGCTGGGGCGACCACAGCACAGAAGGTTACTTGACTAGCGTTACGTTTTCTGACATTGACGCTGGCGCAGTTACAACCTCTGGCGAAACCTTTGCTAACAGCGATACACAGATTCCAACTAACGCCGCTGTGCGTAACTGGGTGTTGACTGCGTATCCTACTATTGTAGAAAACAACGACCTTACTGCTAACGTAACGTGGGCTACTGTGCCTGATGCTTACATTAGTGCTTCATCTGTTAACCAACACGTTAGTGTAGAAAAGGCCACACAGAGCAAAACGTACACGCTTAACGAATCATCTACGCTTACATTGTCCTCGTCTATTACTTCTGGTGTGCCTGTTGTATCTGTAACCAAAGAAGTTCCACAGACAGGCATTACTAACAACAACTGGGACGTAAACTCAAGCGCTGAAAACTACACAAGGATTAACAGTGCACCAGCGACTACTTTAAATTTTAATTACTTTGATGTAGCTGGAGCCGTGTACTCGCAAAACTTTTCTGTGTCTGGTCAAGATATTAACCCAGATGGAATAGCTTTTAATGCTGATGGCACTAAAATGTTTATGGTTGGTCGCACAAATGACAGTGTATATGAATATGCTTTAAGCACTGGCTTTGATGTAAGTACTGCATCTTACACCCAATCATTCAGTGTAGCGTCTCAAGAAATAAATCCGTCAGGTCTTGCGTTTAATACAGACGGAACAAGGATGTTTGTAGTTGGCTATGATGGCGACGACGTAAATGAATATACGTTATCCACGGGTTTTGATGTAAGCACTGCTTCGTACTCGCAAAACTTTTCTGTATCTGCTCAAGAAACAGAGCCAACAGATATAGCATTTAATGCCGATGGAACAAAGATGTTTATTGTTGGTGTTTCGGGTGACGATGTTAATGAATACGCTTTAAGCACTGGCTTTGATGTATCAACAGCGTCTTATACACAGAATTTTTCAGTAGCATCTCAAGAAACCACCCCGCATGGATTAGCGTTTAATACTGACGGCACTAAGATGTTTATAGTTGGAACAGGCGGTGATGATGTAAACCAATATACATTGTCTACTGGTTTTGACGTATCAACAGCATCCTTTAGTAAACTTTTTTCGGTTTCGGCTGAAGATACAGCACCAAAGTCAATAAGGTTTAATACTGACGGAAGCAAGATGTTTATTCTTGGAGATACTGGTGATGATGTAAATGAATACAACATAACTCCTGTTTCAGTATCTTTAGGCACAGGCTCATTTACTTCTGCTGACGTAGGTAAAACTATTGAAGCCAATTCAGGCGTTCTTATTCTTACGGCAACAGACGGTTCTTATTCTGAAGTCACAGCACCTACGTCTTACGATCAAGTAGCTTCAGGCTCTTGGGAAATGTACGCTGTTGTGTACAACACGACTGATGGTGACTTGGAGCTTAGTAATTCTCTTGATTATTTTGATATAAGTGCTGGGTCTTATGTTCAATCTTTTTCTATATCTGCTCAAGAAACAAGTCCTAGAGGAATAGCGTTTAACTCTGACGGAACAAAAATGTTTATTACTGGCTCTTCTGGAGATGACGTAAATGAATATACACTATCTACAGCCTATGACATAAGCACTGCTTCTTATTCACAAGTTTTTTCTGTATCGGGTCAAGATACTGTACCTGAAGATGTAGTTTTTAATAACGATGGAACTAAAATGTTTATCGCTGGTAATACTGGTGACGATATAAACGAATATACTTTGTCTACTGGCTTTGACGTTAGTACAGCTTCTTTCTCTCAAAATTTTTCAGTAGCTTCTCAAGATACTATTCCAGCAGGTATAACATTTAACAACGATGGAACTAAGATGTTTATGGTGGGGGCTTCTAGCGATACGGTATATGAATATACTTTGTCTACTGGGTTTGATGTTTCTACGGCATCATATTCGTCAACTAGTTTTTCAGTAGCTTCTCAAGATACTAATCCCACTGCCATAGGTTTTAACACTGATGGTACAAAAATGTTTATTGTTGGAACGGCTAACGAATCTGTATATCATTATAATTTAACTACAGGTTTTGATATATCAACAGCGTCTTATGTTCAAAGTTTTTCAGTCAATTCTCAAGAAAGTGTTCCAGATGGTTTAGCATTTAATGCTGACGGAAGCAAACTGTTTATTGTTGGTCGGGCTTCTATTGCTGTTCTTGAATACAATATTGTTAACGTAAGCGTTCCTTCAGGCTACCACGCAGTACACACTACAGCTTCAACAGACTCTCAGTACTGGACAGACATCAACTCTATGACGGCTGACGAAGCCGCTGGAGATGGCGCTATTTACTACGCCGTGTCTACTGACGACAGGACTACGTGGAAGATTGCAAAGGGTACTGACGGTGAACGATCTATTGTTCGTAACAACTCAGGCACTTGGCAGTACAATTCTAACAGCACTTACGGGTCAGAGACTTGGACTAACGCTACGACTAACACAGAGTTGTCAGCGTTGCAGGAAGCTATGGCTGAAGCGCAAAACCAAATGAACAAAACCCAGCTAGATGCTGTACCTGATGCTAACCACTTTACCCTTGGCAACGACTTAGACCTAGCCATTATCTTTAATATGTCTAGTGGTGCTACTGTGCCTAGCAGTGACGGCGTAGCTATTAACTTTGATGCCAACTCGTTAAACCAAGGTGCTGTACTGGGTACTGATTACAACTGGGATTTCCCTGCGGCTGACAAAGTTAGGATTACATCTCTAGCCGCTCAGAACCTCAAAGTCAGGATTATTTAATGTGGATCCGCTGTCACTTGTTGCAATGGCGTCTACTGCGTTCAAGGGTATAGAGGTACTTGTATCCAGAGGCGCTGAGATTGAACACGTAGCTCAAAAGTTAGGGCACTGGTACGGATTAGTTTCTGACTTACGTGAAGCAGAGAAAGAAGCAGAAAACCCACCGTTGTTCAAGAAGTTGTTTGACGGTGAATCTGTAGAGGCACAGGCACTTAACGCTGTCATAGCAAAGAAGAAGATAGAGGAACAAGAGAAGCAGATCAGAGAGTTAATCATGTACTCTTACGGTCAGGACACCTACAAAGAAATGATGCAGATGCGTCGTGACATAAGAGCCAAGCGTGAAAAGCTGATCTACAAACAAAGAAGAAAACAAAGAATGATGCTAGATGTATCAGCAATTATTACGGCACTACTTGTGTCTGCTGGGATTATCTGGACCACCGTAAGTATTATACAAGGGGTTTAAAAATGGATGAGTCAGCAAAACAAGTAATTGATGTAATGAGCGTAGGTACTATGCTAGGGGCACTTGGGTCACTGTTACCGCCTATTGCCGCTCTGTTTACTATTGTCTGGACAGGTATACGTATCTGGGAAACAGAGACAGTACAGGGACTTAGGAACAAGGACAAAGACTAAGGTATGTGGACAGCACTTATTGGCCCTATAGCTGGACTCGCTAAGACTTGGCTTAACAACAAGCACGAGCAATCACAAGCTAAACACGTAGCTAAGATGGAAGTTATCAAGAACACAGCTACGTGGGAACAAGAGATGGCGGCGGCTAGTGCAACCTCGTGGAAAGACGAGTGGTTTACTGTTGTGCTGTCGATGCCTCTGTTGGCTGTGTGTTACGGAGTTGCTATGGATGACTTGAGTATTATGCAGAGGGTAGGTATGGCTTTTGTTGAGCTAGACAAGTTGCCTGATTACTACCAGTACTTGCTTTACGTAGCCGTGACTGCCAGCTTTGGCATACGTGGTGCTGACAAGCTCATGCAAATGAAGGGCGGTAAATAACATGGCTAATGGGATGTTTAATTTCCAAGATAACTATGATTGGGACCGTGAACAAGAAGTTGATGGGGACACACTTGGTATTCGTTTTGATCCTAGATCCGTAGATTACGGACAAATACCTTCTGATCTTATTCGTGATGAGATTGCAGAAACTCAAGAAATTAGAGATTATTTAACAGAATCAAGAACAAAAGCGGATCAACTTGCCAATGATTTAAATAATGCTATTGGCGGTGGTGGTGATACTGAACAAATTTCTAATTATTTGTATAGTAATTTTGCTACAAGTGGTCCATTACCAGAAGGAACTACCGGCCCTGTAGTTGGCATAGATTTTGACTGTTTAAATACTCGTGGTTGGAAAGACTGTACTACTCTTGGAATAATTCTTACGATTCCCGGTATACCTCAAATTCCTTCAGCTATTCTTGGAACAATATTTAAAGACAAAACAATCCAAGAAATTGAAGACATGATTAAAGACGGGGTTGAAGATGTTAAAGACATTATCCAAGATGTTAAAGATATTTTTAATCCTGATGTAGAATCTAAAATTTTTGAAAAGATTTTAACTAAAATTGGCAAAGTTAGAGATGCAGTAAAAGGTATATTTGATGGTGATGGTGACGGATCAGTAACTACTGGAGATATTGGTAAAGTACTAGGTGGTATTGGCGGCGTAATACTGCAAGGTGCTTATGGTGTTTTAGTTAACACAGGGAAAAGTGAAATAGAAAAAGTTTTAGGTTTGCCGCCCGGTGCTTTGTTAACAACCGATAATACTAGTAGTGAAAAGTGTATCAATAAAGGTTTAGAAAGAAAAGAAAGCACTGATGATCCGTGGGACTGTTCGGATATACCTATTGGTTATGGTTTATGTGATGATAACCTTACAAAAAAATTAGACGAAGATGGAACTAATTGTCCTGCGGGTCAATCTGTAGCACAAGTAGGCGATGATTGTTTTACGGCTAACGATGAAGCCGGTACTATTCAAAATGTAGGTGGAGAATTAAAGTGTGTAAAAACATTTGTTGCTCCTACAAAGCAGTGTCAAGATCCAGATGTAGCTCCTGATGCTGACGGTAGATGTCCTGAAGAGTACTGTGCAGATGGATCTTTAAAGTTTACACATCCTTTTGGTATTTGTCCTAGTGGTGAAGGGCCTTCTGATACTACGTACACAAAACCGACAGTAGATTGTAGTCAACCTAAAGTTGGTTTTAGTCCTAGTTTTGATCCTACTGCTAATGCTAAGTATGCAGAGTACAGTTCAGAGTACGATTCAACTTGTGCTGGTGGTACTACAACAACAAAGGATACTACAACAACAAAGGATACTACTTATGTAGCTCCTACAGTAGATTGTAGTCAACCTAAAGTTGGTTTTAGTCCTAGCTTTGATATGACAGCTAAAGCTAAATACGCTGAGTATAGTAGCAAATATGACGCTACTTGTTTAAGTGGTGGTGGAGGCACTGGTAATGGAGGCGGTGAAGACCAATGCACTGGCGGTAAAGTGCGTATTAATGGTGAATGTGTTTGTCCTTCCGGTACAACTGAAATAAATGATAAGTGTGTTTCTGTTAGTGGTGATGATACTACTACTACTACAGGAGGTGGCACTACTTTTAATTGTATTTCACAAAATAGACAAACAAATGAAGATGGCTCTTGTGGTGCTTGTCTTCCCGGTTACTCACCAGACCCTAATAATTTTGACCAGTGTGTTAAAGATGACACAATAATTACTGGAGAGCCTCCCGGTCCTACTACAGAAACTCCACCTTCTACATCTTCTAGTGGTGGCGGTGGTGTCGGTGGCGGCGCTGGTGGTATGTTTACAGGTACTGTATCAGGTATTAGTTACGCTCCACAAGCACTGCCCGGAATACAAACTCCTGCACCAGTAAATGCTATGGCATCTATTGAAGGTCTTATTGGTCGTATGTTGACAGGAAATATTTCATGACATATTTAGATATAGTAAACAACGTACTCAGACGATTACGTGAAGACACAGTAACAACTGTTAGTGCCAACACGTACAGTGCTATGGTTGGTGACTTTATTAACGATGCAAAGCACATGATTGAAGATGCGTGGGATTGGTCACATCTAAGAAGTACGTTGACTATCACTACTGCTGCTGATGATTATACATACTCACTAACAGGAAGCGGCGATAAAGGAAAAGTACTTAACATTATAAATGATACGTCTAATTTTGTTATGCAGTATCAACCTCAGACTTGGTTTGATGAACAGTTCTTTGTTCAAACTCCTGTTTCTGGTTCTCCTCAGTACTTTACTTATAACAGTGTAGACGGTAGCGGTGATGCACAGATTGATGTGTACCCTAAGCCTGACGGTGTGTACTCTATCAAAGTTAAAGTTGTACACAGAAACGTACCGTTGACTAGTGACTCTGACACGTTGGCTATTCCTAGTCAACCTGTTATTCACATGGCAGTAGCTTTGTTGGCTCGTGAACGTGGTGAAACAGGCGGTACTTCTGCTCCTGAATACTTTGCTATTGCAGACAGATATCTTGCAGATGCTATTGCTCTTGACGCACAAAGACACCCAGAAGAAACTATTTGGTACACACCGTAGGAGACGCTAGATGGCCCAGCCACTACAAAGCATTAACTTAGTTGCTCCTGCGTTCAAAGGGATCAACACAGAGGATTCTCCGCTTGCACAGGATACGTCTTTTGCGGAGATTGCAGACAACGCTATTATTGACAGACGAGGACGATTAGCTTCACGTAAGGGTAACGCTGTTTTAACTTCAGACAAGACTGTGCTGGGTACTGACTACCTCTCTAACATACATGAGTTTTACGACGGTGCTGGTAACGAAGTAATCTTTAGTACTGGTAACAACAAGATTATGACAGGTACGACTACACTGGTTGACGCAACTCCGGGGTCGTACACGATTACAGCTAACGATTGGAAGATATTTAACTTTAACGATCACGCTTACTTCTTCCAACGTGGCTACGAGCCTCTCGTGTATAGCAACAGTCTAGGCGCAGTAACTAAAATGTCCAGTGTTGCTGGTGCGTCTGTAACTTCTGCACAGTACGCCAACGAAGCTATAGGTGCTTACGGACGAGTGTGGTGTGTAGGTAACGCTACTAATGACAACACGATCTACTGGTCTGACTTGTTAATAGGACACGATTTCTCTGGTGGATCTAGCGGATCTATTGATGTGTCTAAGGCGTGGCCTAACGGGTTTGACAAGGTTGTAGCTATAGCGGCACACAACGGACTGCTAGTGGTCTTTGGTGAAAACAATACGCTGGTGTACGGTGGTGCAGAGAGTCCAGCAACAATGGCTATACAGGACACTATTCCGGGTGTTGGCTGTGTAGACAGAAAGAGTGTACAGAACATAGGAACAGACTTGTTGTTTTTGACACAGACAGGTCTTAGGAGTTTAGGACGATCTATACAAGAAAAGTCCTTGCCTATTACCGACTTGAGCAGAAACATCAAACAGGAACTAATTGCTAACACACTGGCAAAAACACAAGCAGTTAGTGCAGTGTACAGTCCTGAAAACTACTTCTATCTTCTGTGCTTTCCTGATCTCAACCTCGTGTACTGCTTTGATGTACGAGGCACACTGGAGAACGGTGCGTACAGGGTAACACGATGGCCTAGTGTGGACTTTAAATGTTTTCACAGGGACAGAAACGGTGACATATACATAGGCACAACAGCGGGTGTAGGGACGTACAACAACTACTTTGACAACGGTAGTGTCTATCGTTTCCGTTACTACAGCCCCGGATTGAGCTTTGGTGATCCGTCACGTATTAAGATGTTGAAAAAGATTAGACCTACAATTATTGGTGGTAACAACGCAGACATTTTTCTCAAGTGGTCTTACGACTTTTCAACAGCAACCAGCACTAGCACGTTTAGAACTAGCAGTGCTACACCCGGATTCTACGGACAGTCTGAGTACAACGTAGCAGAGTTTTCTGAAGAAGGTACAATCATTAGCCGTTCTTCTATTAACACGACAGGCTACGGCTCAGTAATTAGCGTTGGTCTTGAGACAGACATCAACGGCTACGCGCTGTCCATACAGGAAATGAATGTACTAGCACTGATAGGTAAAACGCTATGATGAATTATAATAAGAAAAGAGGTACTTACTAATGGCTGAAGAAGAAACTTCTGGACTTGGTAGTTTTTTAGGCGGTCTTCTTGGTCCTCTTGTTGGTGGAGCAGCTATTGCAGGTGGTTCTGCATTAACTAAATCTGCTTACGACAGGCTAGGAGAAATTGGAGAACAAGCTGTTCTAGGCACTAAGGTAGGCGATAAAGTTATTCCCGGTGCAATAGGAATGGCTGAACAAGCATTAGCTTTGTCTCAGTTTAAACCTTATACGTTGACCACAGGGACAGGTGGCACATTTGGATATACTCCAGAGCTTGATCCTACTACTGGTGTTGTTACTAGTTTAACTCCTAGTATGACTCTTTCTCCTGCTGAAGCCGCTATTCAAAACCAATTACTAGGAACAGCAGCTACACGTTTGTCTTCTGCTGGCCCTCTTGGTACTACTTTGTTAGGAGAGGCTGGTCAAGAAGCTATAACTGCTGGTCGTATTGGTCTTGGTGCTGATCCGTTTGGTTTAACTCAACAAGAAGCAGCAGCACAACAAGCATTTGGTCTTGGTGGTCAGTTCATGGGTCAGGCTGGTATGCCTATGGGTGCTAGAGAACAAGATGTGTACAACCGTATTAGAGCTACACAGCTTGGTGAAGAAGAAAGACAACGGCTTGCTTTAGAAGAGCGTCTGTTTGCTCAAGGTCGTGGTGGTGTACAAACATCTATGTTTGGTGGTACGCCAGAACAATTGGCTTTATCACAAGCACAAGAAGAAGCTCAGAACAGAGCAGCCCTTATGGCTATAGAACAGGCACAGGCAGAACAACGTCAACAGGCGGCTCTAGGTTCTCAGTTTGCTGGACTAGGTTCTGGTCTTGCAGGACAACGACAAGCGTTAGAAGCTGCACAACAACTGTCAGCACTACAGGCTCTTACTGGTGGTGCTGGTTTGTTAACTAATCGTATGGGTCTACAACAAGCTCAACAACAGCTTGGTCTTGGCGCTCTAGGCGGTGCATACGTACCACAAGCACAGCTTCTGAACGCTATTCAAGCTACGTCACTGTTCCCACAATTACAACAGCAGGCACAGTTGTTTGGTACTGGTCAGTACGGTGAGACTATGATGAGTGGTCTTGAGGCTAGACTGATTGCTGAACAAGCTAGGGCTAACTTGCTGGGTGGTATTGGTTCAGGAGTTCTTGGTGGTATGTTCTCTCCTGTTAAAACGGATGACGGAATAGGATCTTTGTTTGGTTCCCTTCTTAGTGGTATTTTTTGATAAAGGCTAGGTGAATAATTATGGCTAGGTTTTCACAAACATTTTTACAAGGTCTGTTACAGCCTTCGTACCAGCAAGGTTTGTTTGAAGCTGCTCAAGGGTTAGGACAAACTCCGGGTATTATGGCTTTAAACCGCCAGCAAAAAGAAGACGCAGAAAGAATGAAGCGTATGACGCCTGTTGAGCAGGCTGACTATATGCTTTCAAAAGCTAAAACACCTGATCAAATTCTTGCTGCCCAAACTGCAAAACGAACGGCTGTGCAAACAGCAGGACAAGAAAGTTTAGCTGCGTTACAACAGCGTATGGCTGATGCTCAACGAAGAATGTCTGAGTTTTCTGCTCTAGGTAATCAATCTAGAGTTGAGGCTATTAAAGCTGAAATGGAATCTTTAGAAGAAGCTATGGTTGCTGTATCTCGTCAAACGGGTCAATCTAATATGACTCAGTTTATTGGCGAAGCTGATAGACAAGAAGCAGCAGTACGTCAAGCTGAGTATGATGCTATTAATAATCAAGCAACTGTATTAGGTAACAGACTTAAATTAGCTAAAGCTAGTTTAGATCAATATGCTTATGGTTCAGATGAGTATAAAGCACAAGAAGAAAAACTTAAAGCGCAGGGTTTACAACGCGCTGTTGACATGGCTGAACAAGAACATCTTGAACTTGAAACATCTAGGGCAGAACATATTGAGCGTATTGGTAGACAACCAACTGCTAAAGAAATACAAGAAATGGAAGCTAGTGGTATTGAGGTTCCTAAAGACGCTTTAGGGCAAAAAGTAGCTTGGAGATCTTACTCTAAAAGTAAGTTAGAAAAAGAAATTGCCGCTGCTACTTCTGCTCTTGATCCAGTAAAGTCAACAAGAGCAGAAGGTGTTGTAAGTTTTGTAATGAATCGTATTGCAGCAGAAGGAGACTATGTAGATATATTATCTGATGATATAACTTCTGTTATAGAAGATTTAACAGACGAACAAAAAAGTGAAATAGCTGACTTAATTACGGGAAAAGCAGAAGCAGAGGTTCGTCCTATTGTTGAAGCATGGTTACGCACAAATTACCCAGAACCCTTTAGAAAATCTGAAGCGTTTGTTAAACAACGAGATGCAAGAATACGATCTCAAGGAGAGGCTTTAAGGTTAGTGTTTGAGGCTAACCCTAATCTTGATCCTAACGATCCTGTTGATGTGCGTTTAGTAGAACAACGATTAAAAGAAGAAGCAAAGACTGATCTTGATGTAGAAACTGGTGTAGGAACTTCATTTATTCCGTCTGTAGCATATTAATAATTTGGTGTTTAATATGGAATCAAGAGCATATACTCAGCTATCTCATGTTATACAGTCTGGAGAAACTCCAAAACAGGTTGCGGATAAGTTTGGTGTTTCTGTACAAGAGTTGATTGCATATAACAGCCCTGTTTTAATAAATAAAGAAACTGGTAAGCGTTCTTGGAATGCGGGTGTTGTTGTGCGTGATCCAAAACATACCAGAGCTAAAGTTGAGGAAGCAATTAAGTACGGTGCAACAGCAGAGCAATTATCTTCTGCTCTTAAAATACCTGTTAAAGACGTTGTAAGGCGTTTTGGTGCTTTAAGAAAAGATGAACTTCAAGATATACCAAAACAAACAAAAAAACTTACTCAAACTTTAGAAGAAATTAAAGTCCCAAAAAGATCAGGAAGATTTACTGAAGTAGAAGTATCCGCACAACGTGTACCTGAACAAGCACTAGCAAAAATTAAAGTACCTGAACGTGCTAAAAAGATATTGCTTGAGGATATTGAAGTACCTCAACGTAGTCGTGTTCCTGAAGAAACTGTTGGTCCTATATCTGTTCCTAAAAGATCAGGTCGTTTTCCTGAAGTAACTGTTGATGCACAGCGTGTACCTACAGAAGCACTAGCAAAAGTCAAAGTACCTGAACGTGCTAAGAAAATATTACTTGAAGATATCAAAGTACCTGATAGAGAACTAGTACCTACAGAAGCACTATCAAAAGTCAAAGTACCTGATAGAGAATTAGTACCTACAGAAGCACTATCAAAAGTCAAAGTACCTCAACGTGGTGGTAGATTTCCTGAAGTAACTGTTGATGCACAACGTGTGCCTGAAGAAGCGTTAAGTCCTGTTTCTGTACCACAACGTAATTTAGTACCTGAACAAGCTCTTGCTGAAGTTACTACACCAGAAAGACAGTTAGTTTCAGAAGAAACAGTAGCACAAACGCCAGTAAAGTCTGGTGAAATTGTGATACCTCAAGAAGCTCTTAATAAAATTTTACCTTTTAAATCAGAAAAAAAATTAACTAAAATAGTTATTCCTAAAGAA